GTTATACTTGCCAACGAATGCAGCACCGGAGCCGTTGTCGTGGAAGATGACAATCGGGAAACCGTCAATGCCTTGCCGGACAGAAGTGTTAAGCAGCTGAGGCGGTGTCTTGAACGGGCAGATCTTATCATAGAGGCGTACCAGTTCCACGTTGTTTGCGCCCTCGGACGATGCAACGTCCGCCTTGAACGTAAACATATTGGTCGCAATACTGTCATTGCGCATCTGGTAGCCGTCAGCGGTAACACCGTTGCGGACAAAACCGTTCTTGAACTTGATCTTGTAGTTCTTTCGGGCGTAGCCTGCGGAAGAAGTACCCTGTACGTCCGCTTCTGCGCCTGTGAACTCAAAGCACTTGTACTCGTTCTCCGGGTCGGTATAATAGCCGCCAACGTTGAGCTTGTTGCCTTTATACGCCGGGAGCGCCGGGGCCTGCAAGACGAGGTACGGAAGGTCGGAGGGCAAGTTTGCAATAATGATCGTACCGTAATCGTCGAAGATGCTGTTTCTGCCGTAGCGTGCCAGCTTCTCCGTGATGTCCTGTGTATCAGCAATCCAGTTGTCGAGGATCTGGTACCGGGTAAGGTTGTTGCTGTATACACGGATATTATACAGATCGATGGTACAATCGTTGGAACCGATGGAAATGTCCACCGGCGCAGCCTGCGAGAAGTCATCATCATCCGGGTACTGGACAACGCCACTCATAATGCCGTTGATGTAGATGTAAATGAGCCGATGTTCGACCCTCTTTTCCACAACAAAGGCAATACGGATATGTTCGTTCTCTTTGTACTGGGTGCTGATTTCGGACTGCTCGGACTTGAGCAAGGCTTTCTGTGCGGTGATCGAGATACCTCTGCCACCGGAGAAGCACGAAAGGATGGTCGCATCGTAATTGAGTACGTTACGAGTGCCGAACTCAATCTCGATGGTCTTGCCGGTACCACGGAAGTCATTGGCGAACAGCTTGAGAGGGATCGTCAATCTTGCGTCACCGGATACACGGTGTACCGTAATACCGTCATCATCATTCTGCCAGCCATCGCTCGTCCAGTTGTAATTGGCAAAGGAACACGCAACAGAGCCGGACACCCAAGATGCCGGGTTTGCTTCGTTGTTGCTTCTGCCATAGCTGGACAGGTGCAGCTCCAGATCGTCGGTTACGGCTTCAACCTCGATCTCCGTCACCTCGACGGTAGTGGTGATCGTCTTTACGGTCGTGCCACAGGTGATAGTAAGGGACAGGGCGCCCACGTTATCCGGGCGATAATTCCACGTCTGTTTGGTACGGTCAACGGTTTGGGTCGATACCGTGTTACCGTCTGCCGCAAGAACAACTTCCGTTGTCAGTGCGGAGGGATCGTACACAATCCATTCGATAGCCACGTTTTCAAACTGTGCCACCGTCTCACGATTGAACGGACAGGAAATAATGGGCGCTGTCTTACCTTCCTCCTTGCACATAATGTCGTAGTACAGGCGGTTGGATGTAACCGTCTGTCCGTCGATCTCTGCCGTAAACCATACCTCAAAGGTGTGCGAACCGTGTGCCTGAGCCGGGATGGTGTAGGTCTGCTGTCTACCGGAGACGTTGACCACAACGGGCTCTCTTTCGGTACCATCCAGTTTGAAGTGCATAGTCTTTGCGGCGCTGCCGGTAGGAATGTAGGGGTACGCAATAGCACCGGTGTAAGGTACAGTTGCGTCAAAGGGAGATGCCAAGGACAGGGCTGCCACGGAAATAGTGAAGTTAAGGCTTCTGCTGTTGCCGTAGGCATCCATAAGGACGAGCTTCACGGAGTTGGTGCCGACAGCGAGGAAGTCACCAACCGGGACTTCGATGTTGCCCTGGGCAACGTCTCTCGTCTGCTTAGTGACGCCGCCGACCTTGATCGACAAGGCACCGTTGCCGGTTGCCATACCATCTTCGATGGAGGACCAGTTCGCAGTAAGGGTACAGGGCGAACCGTCTGCAATCGTTTTGGAAAGCCACCCGGTAGTGTTGGTAAAGGTAAGCACAGCGTTATTGCCGCTGCTGCTACCGCCACCGCCGCCGCTGGTGGCAACGACCACACCTTCGCCCACGATCTCGCCCTCGGACGTAAGGTACAGCTTTCCATCCTCTTCGTTGAAGAAAAGGTTGTCGCCCTTTAAGGCAACAGCAGCATTAACAAGAGCCAGTTCCTGGTCGATGTTATCCGCTGCATATTCAGCCTTAAGGCAAGCCGCCTCGGCTCTGTCGGCGTCAGCTGTTGCGGTGTTGTTTGCGTTCTCGATGGATGCGACGGCTCTTTCAATGCGCTCCGCAGAATGCGTGAAAGAATCAGAAGCGCCCTGTGCCGATGCAGCTGCATCCTCGGCTCTCTGCGCCGCTTGGTTGGCGGCGTTGGTTGCTTCCTGCACACCGGCAGTAGCATCGGCAACGTCAGCCAACAGAGCGACCAGCAGATCGTAGTTGTCATCCTCCGCAATATCCTCACCGGAGTACGAAGCCGGATCCACTTCGATCTCGAAGTTCATTGTGGTCAGCTTACGTGCGGAAGAGTCAATAACGCTTATGTCGCAGACGAGGACATCATCCAATGCCAACATCCACGAAGTAATGGGGACGGTAACGGTACCGTCCTCGTTGACGTTGCCGGCATAACCTTTGGATGCTCCGTCTGCCCGGTGTGCGTTCATAATGACCGTGCAATTACTCTCCACCTCAATGTCCACGCCCTCGTTCTGGAGCTGGACTTTAAGGAAGCGGGATTTGCTGTCATACTGCTTGGCAACCAAGGCTTGGAAGCGGTTTTTCTTGGCAACGTCGATATTCAGAATCTTGGTTATCTGTGCCATTGATTACTCCTCCTGTGATATTTCGGAACCGGAGTAGGATGCACTTTGGACTTCTACTCGGAATGTCGTTGTGGTAAGTCGATTGTCTTCGCCATCCGACACAGAGACATCGCACGAAATGATACCGGCGATCTGCAGCATCCACGCATCCAGCGGCACAGTTACCGTGCCGTCCTCGTTTACGGTTCCCGGGAAATCATCACTCTGCCCATCCGGGCGTCGGGCGTTAATCACGACGGTAGCATTGGAACTGACCGCAAAACTCACGCCCTCGTTGAGTAATTGGATTTTTAAGAATCGTGACCCGGAGTCGCCTTGCTTTGCAACAAGGAGCGGGAAAAGATTTCTCTTTGCCACATCGACTTTGAGTTGTTTTGTGATATATGCCACTATATCCCTCCTTACGTCCACGCACTCCACCGGGTGTTAAGAATACGGCTTTTTACCGCACCCGACACTCCAGTGAAACGGTGAAGTGTGATTGCCCCGTAGGACACAACCTCCAAAAAGCCGTTTTCGGCAGCAGGAGCGTTGGTCAAGGCTGCTGCGCTGTTATACCAGTAGATACCGCTGCCTTTGACGTTGTCGAAAGTCTTGTAGTCATCAAGGACACCTACAAAACCCATAACGCCATAGCCGTTCTGCATGATGTCGCCATTGACGTCAAGCGCAGACTGGGGATTATTGTTGTTGATACCGACCTTTTTGGAACGGTATGCAACAAGGGGTGTGCCTTTCGGCACGACGATGGTGATCGTGTAGTTGCTCAACTTGTCAACGGCTCGGATTTGGAGATCCCAAGAGTATTCCGGGTCGAATGTCGCAAAGGCGTCATTGTCCACCGTAAACCTGTCATCTTCCTTTTCCACACCGGAGACATCGTAATACTGACTCCACGACGTATCGGTGATCTTCTTGAAGCGATATTGCAGGGATTGGAGAGTATTGGTAGCAACATCGTCCACGTACACCGGGGACAGAGCACCGACCAATTCAAGCTGCGCCATCTCTTCAACTTCATTCACGCGACGTGTAGACCACGAATTGATGGATACGTTGTTGAACTCAATCACCGACAAAGTGGTGGTTTGCACCGTTGTCCAGCCACGACTATCCTTGACGGTAGCGGTCAAGGTCACATCACCTGCAACAGATACCGCACCGAAGTTAACTGTCTTTGTTTCGCTGGAAACGGTTTTGGAGCCAATCGTTACCGTGTAGCTGCTGATGGAAGCGCCGTTCTTTGCCGTACCGCCCTTGAAGGTAATCCGCAGGGACGATTTATGCTGAACGCACAAGGCACTGCTGCCGGTGACGCCTACGGTCACACCGTCAACATCCAGCCACGAAAAGCCACCGTGCGTGGGTGCGGACGTGGCCGCTGTGGTTTTGATCGTGACGGTTTTCGAGGAATCGGTACCGATCTTCGTACTGCCACTATACGTGGAAACCACGATCGTAGCGGTGAACGAGGCAAGCGAAGCCATCGCATTTAAGATGGTCGTGCGCTGTGCAGATGTGAAGCTGTGCGTCTTGTTGTTCGTGCCTACGCTTCCCTTAATCCCTGTGAGGGTTAGAACCGTCGTGCTGCCGTTTTTGATGGTGATGGTGTGTGTATAACTGGCATCGTAAACCGTCCAGTTGAGAGCCAACACAGGGGCCGCTTCGTCTATCGTCAATTCGTTCACACTATTCAGCACAGTACCACCAAGGGTCTTGATGGTAGATCTGCTGGAAGTACCATACAGATTGTTGGCTGTCTTTCTTGCACGAACCTTGATCTTATACTCCGTATTGGGTGTCAATCCGGAGATTGTCTTGGTGGCACTCGTGCCGTTCGTGCTGGAAATGCGTGTCCAGGTGCTTCCATCGTCAATGCTGTAATCCCAAATGTTACAGTTGACATTGGACGATGCGCTGATGTAGACCGAGCTCGCCGTTATGCTTGACGTAGTAAGAGTAATGGTTGGCAGAACAATGTCGCCGGTTACGGCACTTGACGTACCATAAACATGGTTACTTACCTTCCGCGCCCTAACCTTAACGGTGTAGCTTCTGCTTGTCAGGCCTGTTAAGGTTTTGTTTGCCGTGGTACCTGCAGTAGTGGAGTATTGTGTCCACGTGCTACCATTATCAAGGCTGTATTCCCAAATGTCGGCATTGACATTTGATGTTGCAGCAATGGTCATACTGCTGGAAGATACCGGAGTAACGGAAAGTGATACGCCCGGCGCAGCTCTGTCAATAGATGTTAATTCGATTGTTTTGGAACCGGAAACACCCCAACCGCTGCCGTAGTCGCCGCTGGTCGTGTAAAACTTCAGCGACACCTCAATCGTTACACTCTTCGTTCCGTTTGATTCGTGAGCTATTGCGCTTGAACTCGCTGTGGTGGAGCTGCCGCCACTCGGCTTAATATGTGCGTAAGTGTTCAGCGATCCGATATAGACGTTGTGCGTACCCATAACGGAGTTCATAGACACAACGTTACTGCCGTTGATCTTTACAGTGCCGTTCGGGTAGTATGCAACGCCATACCAGTTACCGCTTTTCGCTTTTAAGGAATCGATCTTAACTACGGAGGTATTTGCGATAGGGTCATAGGTTTCCGACCAATTAACCTGTACAGCGTATTTTCCGCTCGTTAAGGTAAACGAGCCGCTTTTGCCAGTAGCCAATCTCAACCCCCCTTAGTCAACAAAGATAAGATTTGTGCCAACAATGGTTCCTCCCGGTGCATAAGGTACCCAACGTACCTTTCCACACTGGGCGTACCCTGTGAACACGGTTTTCGGAATCGTCATTTCGTCAGCCTCGATCTCCGTAACAAGCATATCACGGTAATAGATGCTGAACGCCCTGGGTGTGATCTCGATAGAGTAATCCTCGCCGACCTTACTGACCTCGATGCCTTCCGCCGACAGCATACGGAACAAAGCGTCGCCTGCGGCTGTGGCGCCGTAGCTCCACACAGGTTCGCCGTTGTTCCAGCCGGTGGTTGTCCACGCTATGCCTCCGGCTGTCATCGTGAAGATCGTGTTGCTCTCCTCAAGATTGGGCTGGTCGTGCATATAGTACAACGTGGAACCATTCTCACTTGTAACCGGAGTTACATACAGGCCCATAGCATTGGAGATCAGCTCGTTAAAAGCAAGGATACTCTGGATTCTGTCGTTTAAGGCTTCGTTCTGCCCATTCCGAATGGCGTTGATGATTGCTGCCTCACGCTTCGTCAAAGGATTGTCAGAGGCGTAGCCTGCACGGGTAACGGTTTCACCCTTGCCTTGCAGATTGGTGCTTGCGTTAAGGGTGAACGTAGTATCCGTTACAATGGTCTGCCTGGGCACTCCATGTTTATCCACGAAAGTGATGACATCCAGCGGATAAAGGTGCGGCATAGGTTTGACTGTTGCGGAGAACGGTATGTAGGTAAAGCCACCAAGCACACCGTACAAAGATTCTGCAACCGCCATATGGTTAGATTGGATAAGACCGTTGCCCTCAATGCTGATAGCATATCCATCATCGCCAGCAAGGTACACGGTTTCTCCGTCAATAACCTGCACACCGCTGATGGTTATGGAATCGTCGAGCAGATCGGATGTAAAGCGATCCATCGCTTTGATTTCCGTGTTTGTTGCGTTATACCACGAAAGAATTAAGCGGCCATCCCAATCCATATATGCGCAAGTGCCGGTGATTTCTGCAATCCACACAAGCAGCTGACGATATGTGAGATTATCGCTCACAGGAAGCGTGGCGATCTCGTAATCGTGGTTTAGCAGTTCGCTTATGTTGATACCGATGGTAACGTTGCAGATGTCACAGATCCGGGAAAGGAGTGCGTCTACCGTGGTCGGAAACGCCAGCAAGGAACTGTCCACAGACTTGTTGAAATGCACCATTCTGTCAAGTGCATTCAGCGTGATAGATGATAGCTTTCGAGGTCCCTTGTCCACAGTAAAATACCCCAGCGGTACATAGTAGAGATTGGCATTTTCCCATCGTTTGGCATCCCATTTCTTGACGCCCACACGGACAAACAGTTCCGCGCCCTCGAATGTAATGTTATCGTACCGGCCATCGGCGTTGTCCAGTTTCAAGGTCAGCTCGGCTGCAACAGCCGAGCCAACCTCAATTCTTTCGCCGGACAGGCAATAGCGATTGACACTCATACCGCCTGCAACGATGTCCTTGTCGGTGATGGGGATTGTTTCTTGCGTGCCGGTCATCTTGATCTCAAGCACCTGCCGATAGGGAACCTTGAAAAGGTCAAGTGCTTCCTTGGGAATAGCATACATATTACGCACCGTACCTTTCGATGATGTTGAACGCAAGGTTTTCCCAAAGGCCCTGCGATGCATTGAACATCGGCGCCGTTCTGTTACCTACGTAAAACTCGGAGGTAACAAACTTACCCTGCTTTGCATCGAGATAGCATACCTTGACGTACTCGGGATCAAATGCTTGGAGGATTTCGGAGACCTGTTCTGTGGTAATGCACTCCCACGAAAGTTCCAGCTTTACAACCTGTCCGATCCGCTTCTTGTGCATAGCCACATCTTCTGTTCTACCGGCATCAGAGGCGGACACGTCCTCCAAGGCCCACTGATACGTTGTCGGACACAGAACTGCCGACCCGTCAACAGACCTTAACGGATTTTTTTCATTCCATCTTTCCATAGGTTATGTCCCTCCTTAAATGCCGAGAGGCACTATTGTTTTTCCGTCACGGAGATTCTTTCGAGCAAGACCGCTGACGATCTCGTTTGCTCCAACAACCGCAGTAACATTGACGTCCTTTTCCAAGAGCTGACGAAGCAGATTGTTTTGCTCACGCAGTAAAACCACCTGCCGATTGGTGGAGCTTTCCATAGCTCTTGCCAGATCGTCATTTGCTTCTCCGATGATAGCAGAGACACCACTGGATCCGGATGCTGCAGCCCGGTAAGGAACCACGCTGCCGGCGAATGCAGGCACGTTGAACGTGACACGCTTTGCAATCGCATCCATCTTATCCATAAGGGCGGTGAAGCTGTCTGTGATCTTATCCGCAAAGGAAGTGATCGCACCGTCGATCTCCGCAGCGGGAATAATGGAACTTACCGCATAGCTGCCGTTGTTGAACTCCGCTGCAATGGCATCTGCGACGCCAGCGACGGAATTAAGTACGGACTTTTCGGAATCTTCAACACCTTCGCCGATACCCAAACCGATGTTCAAACCGACCTCGTCTTGGAAGAGCTTGGAGGGAGAATGGATACCCAGCGCAGATTTCGCAGCGTTCAGCAGGCTCTTTGCTTTCTCCTTGACCCAGTTGGTCAGCGTACTCCATCCATTCGAAATACCGGTTTTAATGCCGCTTGCAATATTACTACCGACACCGGACCAGCCTTGGTTTTGGATTGTAGTCTTGATCCCGCTCCACGTCGTGGAAGCGGTACTCTTGATGTTATTCCAAGTGGTACTGAGGCTGGATTTAATGCTATTCCACGTTGTAGTAGCATTGGACTTGATATTGTTCCACGCTGTGGAGGCAGAAGACTTGATACTCTCCCAGTTGGAAGAAGCGGTGGACTTCATATTGCTCCAAGTGGTACTCAAAGAGGTCTTTATGCTTGTCCAAGTGGATGTAGCTGTGGATTTAATATTTGTCCACGCCGTAGAGGCCGATGTTTTAATATTATTCCACGTGGTAGATGCGGTGGTTTTGATGTTGTTCCATTTGGTACTAAGATCGGTTTTGATCTCGTTCCATTTGGTCGAGGTGGCGGTTTTGATGTTATTCCACGCCGTGGTGAGGCTGCTGGTAATGGTGGAAAGCGCAGTATCAAAGAAGCCTGTAATAGTGTTCCAAGCATCCGTGATACCCTGCAACAAACCTTGGACTATGAAATCGCCCTGCTCTGCCATCTTGGTAGAGGGGGACGCAATACCGAAAGCGTTGCAGAAACCTTCAATGAACGGATCCCAAATGTTCTCGACGATCCACGTACCAACGTTGGCAAATGCTTCGCAAATGCCATTCCACAGGCCTTGGATGATGTCACCGCCAGCTGCGTTGATGTGTTCGGTGAAATAGGACTTCGTTCCATCCCACGCCTCAACAAGCAGCTGCCACAGGTTTTGGAGAATTGCCCAAATCAGCTGTGATGCGCCGCCCAATGCAGCACCTAACAACTGGAACGCCTGGGAGATAATACCTCCCCAGTCGATGTTGGTAACAAGGCTTACAAGACCGTTCCACAGGTCGTTGCCAAGCTTTGCCCAATCCATATCCTCGACAAAGCCGATAAGGAGATCCAGCGCACCGGACACGACTTCACCGATCAGCGTTGCCGTGTCAGCGATGATACCGCCCCAATCTATTCCGTTGATGAAATCTGCGATCTGTGAGCCTAAGCCCCTCCAATCGAAATTCGCTACCGCAGAAGTGATGGAGTTAAGCATCGTCTTGAAGCCATCGGACAGATCTGTACCGAGCTGGCCAAAGTCGATATCCATAATGAAATCGCTGATTGCCTTGGAAAGACGGCCGGTAGCACCCACCCAATCCATAGCGTTGATACCGCCTTGGATAAACTCGTGGATGGCGTTGCCAAATTCAGCACCGTCGAGATTTTCAAAGAACCCGGTAAGGGTTTGCAGTAGAATTATGAGCTTTGCAGACAGTACAACCGCAAGGTTGCCCCAATCCACATTCGCAATGATGTTGTTGAGGCACGTTGCAAGGTAACCGCCAAGGCCAACCCAATCGAACGTGGTGATTGCCGTTGCCAGGAACGTCAATGCACCGTTGAGGAAATAGCCGATCTTGTTGCCTATGCCAGCCCAATCCACGCTCGCCACCATACCGTTGAGCGCCGTGGTGAGTGTAGTTGCCGCACCGGCCCAGTTGCCGGCTTTGATCTGATCGATCATCAACTGCACCCAATCGGGCATAGTTACTTCCGGAAGCGGTGTAGCTCCAGCGCTGGCACCACCGCCGCCTCCGCCACCGGAGTTATCTTGCAGGGCATTGATTTCGTCAAATCCGGTAAGGGATTTTTGGGCTTTTTCTGCTGCGCCGCCTGCACCCTCAACCGCTTTGGTTGCCGCAGATCCGGTGATGCCGAGCAGCTTAAGGAACGCAGTAACGTATGCGATTGCCGTGGATACCAAGCTGATGATCCGGGTAATCAGCGGACCCAAGATGTTTCCAAGGCCTGTCCAGCAGCTTGAGAGCTGATTTGCCAACCCTTGGTTTGCTTCCATATAGGCAGATACCGCCTTGCGGAGTATCATATACACACCACGACAGCCGAGCAAGCCGAGACCAATTCGTTTGATCGTCGATGTGATACCCTTAAAGGATTTCTTATAATTGGCGTTGCCCACGACGATTTGCTTCGTCACAGACAGAACGCCTTTAAGTCCGCTCAACAGAGCGCCGCCAACCGTCCGTGCGACGGTTCCAACCACCGTTCCGATTCTCCGGAAAGCTGCACCTATGCCGTTCGCTCTGCCCTCTACACGAGCCGCCTGCGCCTGCATAGAGGCAAGTGCGCTTTCGGCGGCATTGATCTGCGTGACCATCTGCGAGTATTCGGCGGTTTGCGATCCCACAGTAAATGCGGCACCGGAAGATTCCATTCGTGCTTTGGCAGCTGCGAGCTGGTCATACTTCTGTGCCGCAAGGTCGAGATCGTACTGGAGGGTTTTCCATTGGGCGCTATTCTGCTTGACACCCATAGCTTGCATACGCTCTTGACGGTTGAGCAGGTTTTCCAGTTTAACACCGGCCTTTTCTGTCTCTGCCGCAAGTGCGGTATATTCTGCTGTGGGAGTGCGGGTATTGCCCATAGCCTCCAACTTCTGCCGAAGGGATGCAATTTTGGTTTCAAGGGCGCTGGCCTTCGTCTCAAACGAAGTCATAGCACTTGCGCTACCGGACATAGCTTTCTGGAATGTCGGTTCCAGATTGGTTACGCTGTTGCTCACAGAATCAATACTTTTCTGCAAGCTCGATGCGCTTTGGACGGGGGCGCTGAAATCAGCTTGGGGTGTGGGGGCTGTCTGCCGGGATTGTGCCGTGGACAATTCCGCTTCAAGCTCTTGGATTCTTGTTTCGAGGGCGGCGATTTTGCTCTCTGCCTCGCTTATGTCAATGTTCGCCTCTGCCGGAGTAGCGGTTGCGGTCTCCAACTGGGACTGTAGAGAAGCTATGACAGATTCAAGGTCCTTAACCTTTGCTTCGAGCGCAGCGATTTGACCGTCTGCGTTCTGTGCTGCCGTAGCAATACCGTCAACAGGCGTTTGCGGCTCTTTGCTGTTGCCGAGATTGTTAAGGCGGTCTTGCAGTTCAGTAACTTGGGTCTGTAACGATTGCACCTCTTCCTTGAGGCTGGCAATCGTCGCTTCGAACTGTTGCACACTGCTATCGGTACCACCTATGCTTCGGTTGTTATTGCTAAAGGTCTCCTTGAGGATCCTGCCAAGTTCTTTGACTTCCGAGGAAAGAGATTTGATAGCCGCAAGCAGTTCGGAGCTTCCGGCCTTAAATCCTTCGGGATTTATCTCGGTATCGACGATAATAGAGCCGTCAGCCTGACCCGCCATATAACCACCTCCCTGTGTTTAACCTAACATTGCGTTGAGCCTGTCTTTTGCGGCCTGTTCCTCGGCTGTCAGCTTCGGTGCCAGGACACAGGCTCTTTTATTCGCATTCCAAAATTCTTGCTCCCATTTCTCCAGCTTTTTACCCTTGGCTTTCTTCATCCGTAAGCTGATTACATTTGAGAACACACCTTCGGAGATCTCCATATAGTAGCCGATGAACGTCCACCAATGGATGTACTCTGCGCTGCGAACCTCGCAACCAGCCACTTTGTTGATAGCCGGGAACAAAAGGCCTTCGTCTTGCTCCCAGTCCATTACCCGGGGAGACTTCTTTTCCTCCTCTTTGGCACCATTGTCGATGAACGTCAATGCTGCCATAAAAGCGGCCTCGTAGTCTGCCTCCGGTATGGAATCGAAGTCCTCGAAGAGAATGTATAAACACGTGTAAACTTTCTCTCCGTCCTCCAATTCGGGATCAGAAAAGGCACATAGGATATTGAGCACGTCACGGAAGTCGGAGCGTATAGCGTACATACGCCCATTCACTTCCAGTTCACGTGGGAGCTGCCCAATCATTTCTTACCGCCCTTATGCTTGCCGGTCTTGTAGCCGTGAGTGTACTTGTTGACGCGGTTGTTGACCCTTGCGGTCTCCCGGTCAAACTGACGGCTGATGAACTTGCCGACAGCCTCCAGAGCGTTTTCACAGTAGAAGCGGCCGTTCACAGGAGAGAACGGATGCACCTTGCCGAAGAATGCCTCGGACATATTGCCACCGAACAGATAGTCGCAGGCTTCGTAAAGACGCCGCTGTGCTTCACGCATAGCCTCGAACCCGGCCTCGTCCTTTTCATCCACGGTGCCGTCGCCCTTGATGTTCACGTTCTCCAAAGGCTCGGTGATCTTGTCGAACTCGGACATTGCCTTGTTGTAGCGGTCAACCATACCGATGTCGGTAGGCTGGAAATAGAAAACGCCGATCTCGTCGCCGAACTTGTTGCAGATAGGTACCTTTACGCTACCTTCGTCAACGACAATCCGCATTACATTGTTTCTTTCGTTCTCTGCCATAAAATAGCCTCCTTATAATGTGAAAAAGGGCAGCCCTCACAGGACTGCCCTTAATTTGGTTTTACGCTGCGTTCTCGGTGAAAGTCTTGGTCGTGGTGTCCCAAGTACCAGCCACACGATTGCCGGCATTGTAGACGGTAAAGGGAATCTGCACGCCGGAGGTGTCGCCGCCCACGGAGTTGGGAACGACGTAAACGTCCTCACGGTAGGCCCATTCCACGGTGCCATCTTCATTGAGCAGAACATCGACCTTGGTGGTCTTGCAGTCGTCGCCGGTCTTACGCTCGTTGGCGATCATCGCCAGCTGCTCGTACAGAGGATCGCCGGTGTAGGCGTAGAAAGGATCAACCTCGCTCTGCACCTCGTAGCCATTGTGGACCACGTTCTGCTCGCCCAGGATATTCTTCTTAACCTCGACATCGGGGTTAAGCTCTTCGATGAACTCCTCCAGATCCTTGCCCAGACGGACAAAGTTGGGGGTCTCGCCGCCGAAACTGGCATCAATGAAGTGCGCCAGATACTTGCGTTCGATTTTCGCCATTGAAAAATCAACTCCTTACTATTTGTCAAATTCGTTCTCGTAACGAAGTGTCGCCGAGATCGCCCAGTCCTCCACGTTGTCCTGATAGGCAGCGTTGAGGTGCGCCGGGTTAGATCGGCTAATGGACTTAATCACTCTGTTCCCGGAAGAAAGAGTGGGATATGTGCTGATTTGGTACTCGGTTCCATTGACCGTCACCGGCTGGCGTTCAAGCCATTTGCCGAGGGTGTCAAGAAACTCTTTCACTTTCAGCTTCTGCTCCTCGCTTCTGGGAGCAGAACGATAGACGATGGTAAACGGATAGAGACACACCTGCTTGACGTGTCCGGTGATGTCCTCCTTGTCTGACAGGATAGCCGCACCGCTTGTGGGGAAAAATCCGATGCCGGATGTCTCCGTAAGCGTGGAGAAAAGGACCTTTCTCGTACCCAGCCCAGGGAACGTGTTCAGTAGCGTCAAGAGAACGCTGCTAACCGCTTCGGAACCATCAAGGTCAAAAGAGATCTTCGGGGTCGCCATCAGCCACCACCTGCCTTTCGTTTTGTTTCTGCAAGCCAGTATTCGCCGTGATTGGCTTTTGCGGTATCGAACCAATGGTCGGTCGCTGTGGGACTGCTGTAGGTAAGCGGACGATCCGTCACAACCTTTTTAGCGCCCAAACGCGCCCACGGGCTATTGGTTTCCGGGTCAACCATTACCACGCCGCCATATTGAAAGCGTGCGTAAGGGCCGGGAAACTCTACCTCTCTACCGCCGTAGTTCACCTTTGACCGTTGCTGCATACTGCCGGTACGATGTGGCATATACGGCTTGCTGTCTTCCAGCACCGTTGCACCAAGCCACTGTTGTGCCTCTGTGAACTGCCGGGAGAACCGGTCAAAGCGGATTTCGAGCTTCAAATCTCCACTCACATAGGAAATGTACGGAAAGTGGAATATCTCGGACATATTATCGACCCCCGATTTCAAAGTGGGGTATCAAACCGAGCCACATTGCGGAGGTTATCATATACACGCCG